CTTGTAAAGGGTGTGGTGAGCCTTTCATTGCATCTTCATACTCTAAAAAAGAATTTTGTTGTTTTAAATGTCAAGCTACCACAGCAAATCCAATGCTTGGTAAACATCATTCAAAAGAAACTAGAGCAAAAATAATTAATAAAAGAAAAGGATTTCCAATAAAGAATAGAATTTGGGATTGTGGTAATTTTAAATTTGAGAAGGAGTACACAGCTTATGAGTGACAAGAAAGTGGAAAAACCGGATGAAGCTTACATCTTTGCAGAAGTAGATGTCTCTGCTGATGGTAAGAATTACAAAGTTAAACCTTGGACTTTGGGAAAGCTTGTAAAAGTCAGCCCCCTTCTGGATAAGATTATGAAAAATCTTACTGAGAGGAAGGCTACTTTAGATTTTACTAAGTTCAATATAGCTGCGATGACAGATTTGTACTTTTCTAGTATTGAGCAAATAGTTGATATTATTCATTATTCAGTCGATATACCGAAAGAAGAAGTTGAAGCTCTTACTCTTAATGGCACTTTTAGTTTAGTTTCAGCTATTATAAGTATTAATCTAGATGCTTTTAAAAGTTTTTTCAACCTCTTCTCCACACCGGAACTCCCAAGCGAAGGCCCAGGGGAAGAGGTAAAGGGCCAGGCTTAATTGAGATTATTAATGTTTTAATCTCTAATGGTCATCTTTTTAGTGATATATTAGATACCTACCCATTACAGTTGACCTACAAATTCTACGAAGTTTGCATCAAAAAGAACTACGATTTCTACAAAATGTTAGCTGTAATAAATTACAATTCAATAGCCTGCGGAACACCGGCTGATTCTTCAAAAGCTGCCCAAGAAAAAACTAGACATTGGAAAAAATTCATGGATAATCTTGATTGGAATACTCTTACCAGAAAAGCCGATGCTATGAAAGACCCGCTTTCTGTTATCAGAGGTTTAGGAGTTATACCGTTGAGGAGTAGAAAATAATGCCAGCTAATGTTGGTGGAATTACAATACCAATAGGGGTAGATGCCAAAGATATACCTAAGGCTATAACTCTTGTTGGTGATTTACTAAAAGAAATAGCTAAATTTGGTTTTTTAAGTAAGCATATTACAGCGGTTACAGATGCTCTTAAAGTTCTTAGTACCCAGGGAGCTGGGCCAACAAACAGAGCTTTAGATGCTTTAGCTAGTGCAATAAATAAGAATAAACTAGTTGTAAAAGGTGCTACTCCTGCCTTTGATACATTTAATAAAAAATTAGCTGAAACACAGATGGCTGCGTCACGGGCTGCCGCTGCTATTAGAGCGAATCAATCTGCTTCTATGGCATTTATAGATGTTGCCGGGCCTAAACAAGGTGCGGCTGGTCAAGGTGGTGGTGGATTTTTTGACCCTGCCTTTTTTGCGCAAAGAGCACGTTGGTTTGTTCAATTACGTACTATGTGGGCTGCTTATCAAGGAGTTAGTCAGGCTGTTAATGATGTTTTAGCTTTGAATGAAGCTCTAATTAATTTAGAGGCTATTACTGGGGCTACAAAGTCAGAAATGGCTTTGATGTCAGATGCTATTAGAGATGCTGCTGTTTCTACAAAATTCTATGCCAAAGATGTTGCTGAAGCTGCAACTAGATTAGGTCAAGCTGGTTTTACCGCTTCTCAAGTTGTTGAATTTATGAAGCCTTTATCTATATTGGCTACAGCCGTTGGCTCAGATTTGGAATCGTCTTCAAAGGTTCTCACTACCATCTTTAAAGTTTGGCAATTAGATGCTAAATATGCTGCTGATGTTGTAAATGCCTTAGCTGCGGGTGTTAATAAGTCTACATTAGAAATTCAAGACTTTAATACAGCATTCTCCTATTCTGCAACAATTATGAAAGATATGGGGGAATCTGTTGAAAGTGCTATTGCTTGGACTGGTGTTCTTAGAAACTTAGGGCTACAAGCCTCTCAAATTGGTGCTGGTTTAAGGAATATTTATCATACTCTTAGTAGGCAAACTCCTACTGCTAAAGTAGAAAAGCTTATTTCTGGTCTTGGGTTACAATGGAAAGATATATCTCTTAGATATCATTCTCTTTCTGAAATATTGGATACTTTTAATTCAAAGCACGTAACAGCTATTGATATAATGGGTGCTTTTGAAAAGAGAACTGCTGATGTTTTAACGAGGATGATTCAGTATAATAGTCAGACTAAAGAAGTAACAAAGAGCATTACAGATACAAATTATGCTTGGAAGATGGCTGAAAAGCAGATGACCTCCTTTAATAACTTGATGAAGAAGACGTGGAGTGTTATTGGTGAGGGGACTGCTTCTATTATGGGGAAAGGTGCTGGATTAACTTGGATTGGTAATTTTATACTAAATTTGGTTAAAGGGATTACAACAGTTTTAGTTGCATCTGCTAAATTAATTGAAACTACTATACTACTTCCTTTGGGTGCAATATCTATAACTATTGTAGATTTCTTTACAACATTAGCTAATTTGGCTGTAAATTTAGTCCAAAATATAATGGAGAAGGGGTTTGTTGGTGGATTTAAACAATATATTATTGATTCTAAAGGTATATGGGAAGATTTTGCCTTAAGAATTAGTGTTACAAATAAGCAGCTTGCGTATGGAGCTACCCAAGCATGGAAAGAATTTAAAGAGACTTTTAAGAGAATTTGGGAAGAATCCAAACCTCCTACACCTATCCCTGGTGAGACAGGAGCTGGTGCTCATCCCGGTGCTCATCCAATTCCATTTAGTGATAAAGAATTAGACAGAATGAAGGCTAAGGCTGCTTTCGAAATAGACTTGTCAAAGAAAATGGAGAAGTTTAGAAAAAGAGAAGAGAAAATTATAAAAAGTCTTAATCTAGCTGATGAGACTAAGAATAAAATTCTTAAAGAGCGTATGATACTTACGGATGAAACTGGTGCTCGTCAATTAGAAAAAGGTGGTTTAGAAGTTGAAAATGCTAATATACATAGAAATATTAATTTATTGAAAAATGATATAATACTTAGAGGGTATCTTGGTGAGATTTACGATGAGGAAGAAGCTAAGTTAGAAGCATTAGCTGCTCAATATGACCTAAATGTTGTTAAAATTCAAAAGCTTAATTATTATTTAGATAGGACTCCGTGGGAAGGATTTCATCTTGGGTTACAAAAAGTCTTTGTAGATATAAATGATTTAGCAGACAGATTTGAGGATGCTGGTGTCTCCATAGCAAATACAATTAAAGATAGTATGGTTGATTCTCTTGATATGTTAGGAGATGAACTTATTAATCAAGAAACAGATTGGAGAGAATGGGGGTCTGGTGTATTAAAATCTATCCGTAGGGTTATAAATGAACTTCTAGTTTTTATGGCATTGAAGGCTGCTTTGGGTGGAACTTCTGTCGGTAACTTCCTTGGAATTACAGCTTTTGGAGCTGCTAGAGGTGGAATTTTACCTGGTGGCATTCAAGCATTTGGCAGAGGTGGAATTGTTAATAGCCCAACTCTAGCCATGTTAGCCGAGAATAAATCTTCTGAACTTGTTATTCCAGGGGATAAGATTCACAAAGGTAGTGCTGAAGGTTACATGAGAGATAAGGGTGCTGGTGGGGACATTGCAATTATGAATGTTCTCAACCCAGATTTAATGCTTTCTGCTATGGGCTCTATGGCTGGTAAACAAGTTGTAGTAAATCATATAAATTCAGATATTTGGAGACGTGGAAATAGTTATCAAGTAATTAAGGGTGTGAGATAAATGGCAATAAAATTATTTCCAATTGGCTTTTTAAATGGATCATTAGATAGTAAGGGCTCTTGGGCTGCTGGTGGGACTTCTGTTAATGATTTCTTTGAGCCAAACTCTGGGTGTAAATCTCAACAGGTTGATACAACTTTAACATCACAATTTGAAAATCATTCTATTCAGACTAGACAAAAGATTCCAATTTACAGAAATGTTATTTATAATTACAGGGACATTTGGGCTAGTGAATATGAAATGATTGATAGATTCTATGATTTAGTTGATGGGAAAGCTGATAGATTTTATGTTATTGATTTATCACAACAAGAGAAAGCTACTGGACTAACTAAAAGTGGAGATAATATAACTGTCAATGTACCGGATACTCATCGTTTTAATACAATTTCTGGCCGCTCTGGTTATTGGGTTGCTGCTTGGAAACCAGCTACAGCAAGTCTTATGATTGGTAAAATGGTCAGCTTAACTGTGAATGCATCTTTAAGATATACAGCTAGTTACGGTGATTTAAAGGCTTTTGCTGGTGATATTTATGTATATCCAGTTATAGATTGTTTATTTGCCGATTCACTTGATAATTTTGAAGCTGGTGAAAATAATCCATCTACAGATAGTACTGGTGGTTTTATGAAAAGTGGACAGACTATTTTTGTCCAATTTGGAGCAGGATAAGGTGCCTTATTCAGTTTATCGTGATACAGTCGCGACTTTTCTTTTGGCTAAGGATACAATTAATAATGCTACACCTATAACTTTGTTAAGTGTACATATCCCAGATGCATCTGCAACTCTTTATTATGCACAATATACTGATGGTCAGTCTATAAGTTATTTTATTCCTGGTACATCCACAGCACAAACTTATACACCAGCACCGTTTGAAATTAGCGAAATAGCCAATAATATTCAAGGGCAAATTGATTCTCTTCAATTAACTCTTTCTAATGTTAATAGAACAATTGGTGGATATTTACATAGTTATGACGCCTTACGCGGGTGTACGGTTAATATACTAAAAGTATTTAAAGGTGGGCTAACAGACCCAAATTCTAATATGCGAGATATCTATTCAATAGATTCTTGTACACTTACTGAAAATACTGCTCAATTTACATTAACTACTAAGTTTGAAATTCAGAAGGTTACATTACCGTTTAGAACTTATAGAAGAGACCAATGCCAATGGACTTTTGGGGGAACGGAATGTAATCCTGCTGGGGTAAATGCTACTGTGGCTGCTGGAACTTCTTGTAGAAAAACTATTGCATCTTGTGATATAACCTATAGTAATATCAGTAGATTTGGTGGGTTCCCATCAATTCCAACTAGACGGGTTGTTAGATGAAGATAGAAGAATTAATTGGGATTCCATACAAACATTGTGGAAGAGATTTAACTGGTTTAGATTGTTATGGTTTAGTTAAGTTTTGTTATGATAAATTTCTTGGAATTATATTACCAGAATATACTGAATATACTGAAGAATGGTACAAAACAAAAGATGGAGTATTAGAGAAAAAGTTGAATGAATTCTCTAAGTTATGGACTAAAATAGAAGTGCCAGAAAAGTGGGATATTATTACATTTAATCATGGTACTAAAAACATAATGAATCATTGTGCATTATATATTGGGGATGATAAAGTTATTCATACTTACAAAGATACTCCGGTTGGTATATGTAGATTAACACATCCTTATTGGAATAGTAAAGTAAAGAATATTATGAGGTATGTTCCTTGCCTGTAACTATTAAATATAAACCAGATGCTTTTGAAGAGTTCTATCTAGTTGATAGTATAGAAGAACCTGACTTTTTGGTTGAAACTCTTATTCAATTTAGGATAAAGTTTAAAGACCAATACCCTGATATGCTTAGGGAAAAGATATGTATTCTTATAAATGGTAAAGAATATCATATTGATACTTGGAATAATTTATTTTTGGAAGATGGTGATGTTGTTGAAATTGTTCCAGAAGTCTTAGGTGGGGGTGGTAAAGGTGGGCTTCTAACTGCTGTAATTGGGGCAGCTTTAATTGCTACTGGTGTAGGGATAGCATATGCTCCCTTCCTTTATGGTGCTTATGCTGGAACTGCTATTGGTATGGCAGCAGTAGGATTTGGAGCAGTTTCTACTGGATTAGTTTTAGCTGGAGTTTCAATGGTTCTATCTGGTGCTATGGCCATGATGACCAAAATACCAGATGTTCCAGGATATGCAGGAGATACAACCTCTGATTCACCAACATATTCTTGGGAAGGCCCCTCTCTACAAACTTTATCTAATATTCCGGTTCCGGTTGTTTATGGAGAACATGATGTTGCTGGTAATGTAATTTCACAATATATTAGTAATGATGGTAAAGACTCCTTTATAAATATGCTTATTGCTCTATCTGAAGGTTCTATAGAAGGAATAATAAAAGCAGATGGAACTGGGGTCTGCACTTCTACAGACGACGCCCCGGATATAAAAATTAATGGGCAGCCATATTCCATATATACACAAGGCGATTCTTATATAAAATGGGATTATAGAACTGGAACAAATACTCAATCTATTATTAGTGGTTTT